ATTCGATCCCGAGGGGATCGCCGACAGCATGAAGGAGGCGGATCGGTGGATCCTCTGGAAGGTCGGCGAGCGGGACGGCGCCTGGACGAAGGTCCCGTGCGACGCCGAGGGGCGGAACGCGAGCGTCACCGACCGCTCGAAGTGGCTGTCGTGGACCGAGGCGCTCGAGGCGGTCGAGGACGCGCCCTACGGGCTCGGGTTCGTGCTGGGGGAGGGCTGGGTCGGCGTCGACTTCGATAAGGTCGCGACCAGGCGCGTCCTCCACGACACGGAGGACGGTCGGTTCATCCGCGGCTGGCTCGACCGCTGCGGCACCTGGTGCGAGTGGAGCCCGAGCGGGACGGGCGTGCACGCGATCTACCGCGGCGCCGAGCTGCCCGAGTGGTCGGCGAACCGTCGGCAGGGCACGCCCATCGAGGTCTACGACGGCGCGCGGTTCTTCACGGTCACGGGTGCGGCGGTCTACGCCGACCGGGACGCCAACATGGATAGGGGCGCCCTCGCGGCCGTCTGCGACCGTTGGCTACGGAAGGAGGCTCCGAGCCCGTCCGTGGCGTCCGAGCCCGTAGGCGGGCTTCCTGCGGCCCCAGAGGACGCGAGCGCCGCCGACTGGAAGTTCGCGTGCGCGGCGCTCCAGGCGGGCACCGTCCCGATGGTGGTCGAGTCGATGCTTCGGCTGAAGATGGAGCGGGAGGGGCGCGGCGAGAAGGCGCGGCGGGACGACTACATCCCGAACACGGTGGCGAAGGCCGCCCAGACGGTCCAGGCGACGCCGCGCGGGCGTCCGCTCCCGCCGGCGCCGCGGATCCTCGAGCCGAAGCCGTTCAAGCGGGCCGAGTATGCGGTCAAGATGCGCGAGGAGCTGGTCCATGGGCTCTTCCGCCGTGGCGAGATCGTGAACTGGATCGGCTCGAGCAAGACGGGCAAGTCGTGGCTCCTGCACCGGCTCATCATGGGCATGATCTCGGGCGAGGGATTCCCGAACGAGGCCGGCTGGTTCTGCACCCAGTCGCGCGTGCTCCTCGTCGACAACGAGCTGCACGAGGAGACGATCGAGAACCGCCTCCATGCCACCTCCGGGCAGGTGCGCGTGCCTCGGGAGGTCTGCGCCGAGCGGCTCGAGGTGCTCGCCGCCCGTGGGCAGTGCCTGAGCCTGGACGACCTCGAGGCGACGCTCGAGGCGAAGGGCGCGGGCTACTACGACATGGTCGCGGTCGACGCCCTCTACAAGATGATCCCTGCGGGCCTCGACGAGAACGCCAACGCCGACATGGCGCAGCTCTACAACCAGCTCGACCGGATCGCCCTCAAGTCGGGCGCGGCCATCCTGGTCGTGCACCACGCCACCAAGGGCGTCCAGACGGGCAAGTCGGTCATGGACATCGGCGCCGGCGCGGGGGCGATCGGTCGCGCGACCGATTCGCACATCACCTTTCTCCGGCACAAGCAGGAGGGGTGCATCGTGATGCAGGCTGAGACTCGATCGTTCAAGCGGCCCGAGCCCGTCGTGCTCAGCACGAATCCCGCATGGCCTTGTCTCGCGATCGACCGCACGCTTGATCCGACCGAGCTGTGGCACCCGAATCAGAAGGAAGACGACTGAGCACGGTTTACGCTGCCAGTCGCCCACTTGGGCGGACGCCCGGCAGCGTACCGTGACTGTCAAGGGGGCGCAAGCCCCCCCCATTGCCCTTTAGGTGCATTGTGGATAACCTGTGGATATGGTCCACAGCAGAGAGAAGGGCGCGCGTGGAGAGCTCGAGGCCTGCGAAGTGCTCGGGCGGATCGGCTGGGACTGCACCCGCAGCGTCCAGTATTGCGGCCGTGCCGGAACGGCGGACATCGTCTGCGACGGCGTTGCCCTCCATTTCGAGGTGAAGCGCACCGAAAGGCTGGCGCCCTACGCGTTCCTCGACCAGGCCATTCGCGACGCCAAGTCGGGCAGTGCGCCCGTGATCGTGGCCCGCTCGAGCTACAAGCCGTGGCTGTTCATCATGCGCGTCGACGATGCGGTCCAGTTCGCCGAGGAGCTCTTGAAGGCCCGTGGCTGGAAGGCGCCCGAATGACCTGGGCGCACTGGTCAAAGTCGACCCCGTGGAAGGATCGCGAACGGATGGTCGCCGGCATCCGCTGTAACTCCAAGTGGAACCGATGGCGACGCAAGTACCTGATGCGCCATCCGCAATGCGTGGACTGCGGGCTCGCAGGCGAGGAGGTCCACCACGTCATCCCTCGAGCGCAGGCGCCAGCACTGATGTATGACGAGGCAAACGTCGTGACGCTCTGTCGCAAGTGCCACGCTGACAGGCATTTGCGCGTTCGGTAGAGTTATCCACAAGTTATCCACATCGGGGCAGGGGGGGGTAAGCCGCGACGGCGGCAAACTCATTGGGTGCCCCCTTCCGCACCTTCCAAGAAATGCGATACGCCGCTAAACCCGTCGCGACCGAGTACGCGAACGCCGTCCTAGCGGGCACCGTCCCGGCGGGCCGGTGGATCTACGCCGCGGCATCGCGGTGGCGTCGCGACCTCGAGCGCACGGACCTCGTGATGGACTGGGACGCGGTGGACGGCCTCGTCGAGCACTTCCGCGGCCTCTCGCTCGTCGGCGACGACTCGGGCCGCGCCTTCGAGCTGCACCCGTGGCAGGTGTGGGCGCTCGCCAACCTGATCGGCTGGCGGTGGGTGGAGGACGGCCGCCGGCGGGTGAAGCTCGGCATGGTGCAGGTCGCCCGAGGCAACGGGAAGACTACTTTGATGGCGGGCCTCTCCCTTTGGGACTTGCTTGCCGGCGATGGTCGACGGGTCCACGTGATCGCGAACAACGAGGAGCAGGCCGGCATCTGCCTGGACACGGCGCGCACGATGGCCATGCGGATGTCACAAACCGACCTCCAGGTGCGTTTCAACCGCATCAACCGAGGGTCGGCCGACTGCGAGATGACCGCATTGCCGGCGCTCGAGCGCAGCTTGGACGGCCTCAACCCGTCGCTGTGGATCGCCGACGAGGCGGCCGAGTTCAAAGGCAGGTTCCTCACCAAGCTGCTCACGACCGGCTCGAAGAGGCGCGAGTCGCTCGGCGTCATCATCTCGACCCCAGGCTCGAACCCCGAGAACCACTACGCGGAGCTGGTGAAGGCGTCCGAGGCGATCCTGCAAGGCGAGGTCGAGGACGACGCCACGATGCCGATCCTGTACGGGATCGACCCGAACGACGCGCTCGAGGACGAGGGCGCGTGGGTCAAGGCCAATCCTGGGCTCCCGTTCGGGCAGCCGGACGCCAAGTCGCTCCGCCGATCGTGGAACACGATGAAGCGATCGCCGGCGGGGCGTGGCGAATTCAGCCGGTACCACTGCGCGCGCGCCGACGAGAACACCGGCGGGTGGCTGGACATGGCGCTCTGGCCTGGCGGGCAGGCGCTCGATCGCGACACGCTCCGCGGGCGGCCGGCATGGCTGGGGCTCGATCTTTCGAAGTCGTTCGACATGTCGGCGCTCGTCGTCGCGGTCCCGCTCGACGACGGCCGCGTCGCGCTCGAGGGCCACTACTGGTGGCCGCGCGCCGAGGTCGCGCAGCGGGAGCTCGACTACCGGATGCCGATTCGCCAGTGGTCGAACGACGGGAAACTGACTCTGACGCCAGGGCGCGAGATCGACTACCAGTCGATCAAGGCGCGGCTTCTCGAGCTGCGCGACTTCTACGACATCCGTCTCATCGGCTACGACCGGTGGGGCTCGAAGCTGCTCGCGGAGGAGCTGCTTGCCGAGGGCGTGCCCCTTCAGCCATACTCGATGGGTATCGCCACCTTCGGGCCCGGCTGCCAGCTCTTCGGAAACCTGTGGGTCGGCGGGCGGCTGGTGGTCGGCGACGACCCCATCCTGCGGCGGTCGTGCGCCGAAGCTGAAGCAAAGGCGGACATGAACGGGAACGTCCGCCCGGTGAAGTCGCGGTCGAACTGCATCATCGACCCACTGGTCGCGGCGATCATCGCCGTCCACGTCTGGGGCGGCCGGCGCTCGAGCTGCTACGAGGAGGATGTCTGAAAATCTTCGCGCCGAGTTAGTTTAGAGGCGGACGGTGCGGCTAGTGCCATCGACTATCCGCGCATGCTGCGGCAACTGTTTCAGCGATGGATCGGCCACTATCCGACCTACGGGATCATGCTCCCGTCGACGGATCGCGCCGGCATGCCGTCGGTGACTCCGCTCACCGCGCTCTACTACACGCCGGTATACCGGGCGTGCTCGCTCATCGCGCAGGACACGGCGCGCGTCGGCATTGAGACCTCGAGCACGATGCTCGAGACGCTGCTCAGGCAGCCGAACCGCTACATGAGCGGATACGAGTTTCGCCGCGCGATGATGCTGCAGGCGTGCCTCTTCGGCAACTCGTTCGCGCTCATCAACAGGACGCGCGGCGGCGAGCTCCTCGAGCTCATGCCGCTCGACATCGAGAGCGTGTCGCTGGACGTGACGGGCTCCGAGCCCTACTACCGAACCCGCCAGTACGGCGACGTGCCGCTCGCGGACATGTTCCATTTGCGCGCGATCGGTCTGGACGGCCTCTGGGGCGAGTCGCCCGTCCGGCTGTGCAAGACGAGCCTCACCATCATGGCCGCGCAGGAATCCGCGCAGCTCGAGGTGATGAAGAACGCGGGCAACCCCAAGCTCGCGATCGTGCACCCGGGCCCGCTCTCCGCCGGCGCGCGCGAGTCGATCGCGCAGAAGTTCACGACCGACCACGGCGGCGCCGAGAACGCGGGCAAGCCGCTCGTCCTCGCCGAGGGGATGCGCGTCGAGCGGATCTCGTCGACGCTCGAGGACTCGGGGATCTCGGCCGCGCGTCAGTACTCGATCGCCGATGTCTCCCGCATCTACGGCGTGCCCGTGTCCTTCCTCGGCGAGACGACGAACGCCTACGGCTCGATGGAGTGGCTGTCGCGCATGTACGTCGACGCGTGCCTCGCGCACTGGTTCGCCGCGTTCAAGGCCGAATCGCTCGCGAAGCTTGCGGGTCCCGCGGATTCGTTCGAGTTCGACACCGACATGCTCGTGAAGCCGTCGCTCGCGGAGCAGTTCGCCGCGCTGCGGACTGGCGTCGA